AGACTTCCTACTGCTATGATATCTTCGGCCGCAGCGACTGAAAGACAAAGAGCAGTTCGAGCTTCTTATGGAGCAAAAATAAATCCAAGAAATAGATTAATGGGAAATGAAGCAACTTATCACCATACGAGATAATTAATGGGAGTTACTGTAGAAAAGAGACAACATGAGTCTGTTGGGGCATTAATAAAAAGATTTACAAAACAGGTTCAAAAATCTGGGTTAATGGAAGAACTAAGATATCGTGAATTTTATGTAAAACCGTCTTTAAGAAAAAAATATCCAAAGAAGAAGATATGGTAATCTCTAAAAAACAACTTCTCCTAACAAATAATGGAGAAATAGTATTATCAAAAAATTTAAAAGATAAGAATATTTTTTGGTGGAATGGAACTACATATAAACCTATACGAGTTATAGATGTAAAAGATTCAAAAGTAAATTTACATAAATTTATAACATCTCAAGGTCGTATAATAAACTGTCCTTTTAATACCAATTTTTTAGGAAATCCTAATTCCTCGTGGGTAAATTATTCTAAATTTAAAGACTTATCAATTCAATCAGTTCCGGGAGCTTCTAAAAAAACTACAGTAGCAGTGCTGGGGTACTTAAAGATTTTTGGAGACTCGTGGAAGAATAAATTAGATATAGATTGTTTAAAAAGCTCTTTTTATTTATTCCAGAATAAAAGACCAAATCCCTATACTAAATTAAATATAACATTAGCATTATCAAAATTAGCTGAATCCGATTTAAAATATGTTTTAAAACCTTTTCTTTCTGAAAAGATAATAAAACATCTAACTTCGTTTAGTAAAGATTTTCTCATAATGTTACTTAGTAGATTAGGTATTGCAGCTAATGGCCATAGTGATCACTGTCCCTTAACCGAACCAGGAACAATAAGATTTAAAGGAAGTTTAACAGAACCTTTAAAATATGAAAATTTGAGATATGCTGGAAAAATAAATGAACCAGCTATAAAAATCCGTACAGAATTTCCCACAGATAATTTATTAATAGGTAGCTTTATATGCCAGACTCCAAGTTAACTAAAGACGATTTATTAGAAGTACAAATTCTTAGTGATCCAGTTTACTTCGCGGAAATTTATCTTCGTTCGCCTTCTGATCCTAAAAAATCTCTAGAACTTCGTCCTTATCAGAAAAAGATTTTACGTAGTAGAGCACAGAAGAGAGTTCTTAGAATGGGAAGAAGAACTGGAAAATCTGTTACATTAGCAATTGAAGCTATATGGAAAGCTTTTACTTATACTGATAGAGAAATTTTAATTGTGGCTGGATATGATTCTCAAGTTCAAACTTTATTTAATCTTATTAATAGAATGACTAAAGATGCTCCTGAAATTTCATCGTCTATAGCACGTACTAGAATGCGTCCTTATGAAATTTGGTTTAAAAATAATTCTGTAATACAGGGCTATGTCGGAAATAATTCAGTTCGTGGTAAATGTCTTCCTAGAGATACTCAAGTTGTAAAAGAAAATGGAACCTCTGTATCAATTGATAAATTAAAGGTTGGAGATGAAGTATTATCTATAGATTTAGAAACAGAAAAAAGTATTGTTGGAACAGTAGAAGCAATACACGATAATGGTATTAAGGAATTATATGAAGTTGAAACAGCTTCTGAAAGATTTCTAGTTGCTACTGCAAATCATAAAGTAATGACAATGGGCAGGGGATGGGCAGAAATTCAACAACTATATACTCAAGAAAAAGTTGATAGAGAGGCTGATTTTGTTTCTGTTGTTCATCCTAATGGAAAAGCATATTGGTCAAGAGTTAAAAGAGTAACAAAGCTTTCTCTGAAAAAAAGAACATTTGATTTAACAGTAACTCCCTCTCATACATTTGTTGCCTATAAGAAAAATTCTAATAGTAAAGGAGCAGTAGCTGCCGGACCTTCTATAACTTCAGGTCAAAAAATAGAAGAAGGATTAGCTCCAGGAGGATTTTTAGTTCATAATTCAGCCAATGATTTATATATAGATGAGGTTGATTCTTTAACAAATGAGGCACTTGTTGAAGCTGTATTACCTATTTCTACAACATATAAAGATACTAATCTTACAATATCAGGAACTCCAACAGGTAAAAGAGAATATTTTTATAACATTGTAAAACAACAAAAAGATCTTGGCTTCAATGAATATTTTTTTCCATCCATGGTTAGCCCCGAATGGAATAAAGATAGAGAATTAGAATTAAAAGCAGTTACAACTGTTACACAGTTTGAACATGAATATTTAGCACTATTTGGTACAGCTGCTGAAGGAGTTTTTAAAAATAATTTTATTGACTCAAATTTATATGTATATTCTTATTCTTCTCTTAGATACAATCCAGAAAATATTTATGTATTAGGAGTAGATTGGAATGAATCTAGATTTGGAGTTCAAGCAGTTGTTTTAGAGTATATGAATATTCCTGATTTATTAATACCTTATAATGATGGAGAATGGAAAACACCAGATGGAGAATTAATTAATAAGATTGAAAAATCAAATGCTCTTAGAGTATTTTATGCCGATGCTATAGATCCTGCAGACTTTACTAATATGGGATCAGTAGAATTTATTTTAAAACTAATGAAAAAAATCAAATTTAATAAAATGGTTTTTGATCGTGGGCACGGTGAGGCAAATTATGAAATGCTTAGACTTTCATTAGATAAGGGTGAAGGTCCCATGGGTACAAAGTGTACAAATATGAAGTATATGTTAGATAATATGGCATCAGTTGACATGGGAGGATCTACGGAAATCATAGATAAGATCACAGGGATAGCAAGAAAAACTCCTACAAAAAATACAATGGTAAAAAATTTACAATTATTAAATGAAAGTGGACAGCTTATAATTCCTGCAGTTGATCTAAAAGGAAATACTGTAGAAAATGAAGAATTCAATTTAGTTGGCCAAATGAGAGGATATATTATCGATAGAGTTGGTAGATATGGAGAAGTTTATGCATCTACTGTACGCGATGGTCTAGACCATAGACTTGATGCTACAATGTTGGCCGCGTATGGTTATATGATGGATACTTCAATTTTTCATAAAAGAGATATGGATGTAGTAATAGATAATGTTCCAGGACTTGAATTAGCTTTTACTAAAGGAGGTTGGAGATCTAATTTAGAAAAAATAAAAGATGTACCTAAAGTTTCTTCATTATCTGGAGCATTACTTTATGATCATGGATTTTGGAGTGGGGAAGGAGAGCCTCCTGAATATACACTAGATAAAAATGGAACTCCTAAAAAAGTAGGAAGTAGATCAGTAAAGAGTAGAGGATTTTCCCATAAATCAAGAACATTAACTAGAAGTACTAAAGGGAGAAGTTTCTAATGCCTGACGAACAATGGGTAGAAGATCTTAGATCAGAGCTTGATGATGCTGCAATTGCAGAATTGTCTAGCTTTTTCGATCGAATAGAACAACACACTACCCAACAGGGCAGAAATGAAACTAAATGGAGAGACCCAATTGCAGCATTAAAAAATAGAATACAGTCAGATGTTGCTGGTGATTCTAAAGTGAGTTCGGCTGCAAGATGGAAGGCTTTAACTTCTAAAATGTCTTCTTATGTTAGAAATGCTGCAAATTCTTTATATCCTCTAAATCCAATTTCACATAATAAAGGAACATTTCTTCCAATTAAATTTCAAGAGCTAAGAGACTTAATAAGTGGCTCAGCTTTTAATAATATTGTAATAGTAACTGATCCTGGAGATTCTAGTCTTGAAGGAGGAGATAAACTTGAAAAGGAAAAACTAGAAAATATTAATAAAGATTTAAAAACACGCAATAAAACCGAAGTTAGTTGGGTTAATCCCGAACCAGCCACTATGCTCTTCTCATATGATGATACTAATCCTTTCAGATTAGAAGATGCTGAATTAACTGGAGGAAAGAAACTTTATTTAGGTTTTCCAAAACTAGGTTTAGCATTTGATAAAACTATACAAGATAAACAGGACTTAGCAAATAATCCAAATGGTGGCGTTAAGTCTGCTGTGTTTTCTATAGAAACTAGTAGTATTACATTGGAAGATAATATTTTAACAGTCTATTTTAAAGAAGAAAATTTACAAGAGATAAAGTCAGAATGGGCAAGTTTAATATCAGTCCCACTTAATGATTCTTCTAAAGATACTCACTTTATACTTGTTGGAAGATATGTATCTTTAGAAGACGCAGATCTAGATGGATATAAAAAGAATTTAATAGAAGGGGCTAAGACTTATGGAGCTAATGGAATCTCTGATATGATTAACGGAGTTGGCGAGGCAATAGGAGGTTCTATCGATAGCATGGCTACCAAAGAATTTTATTGTTGTATCTTCTATGAATTAATACGCAGCTCTACCATAGCAGGGGTAACAGATGCTAAAATATATAAAGTGGACTCTGGAGGTAATATAATAATACGGACCAGATATGACACTGTATCTGAATACGAGGCAGCATTTGCTGCTGGAGATCCAATAACTTTAGAAGAACTCTTAGAAAATCCAGCTATCTCTACACAGCATATAGAGATGTTTTTAGAAGAACAGAGAATATGGCTTAGACAGCTACATGCTCTGCTAATGGCTTTAATTCCCTTATTAACTGGAGATTCTATGAATTTCAATTGGGAAGGATTTAAATTTAACATAGCAGCTATAATGCATACTTCAATAACTATAATGCTGGTTACAATGTTAAATGTTGTTCAACAGCATCTATTTGAACAAGCTGTACAATGGGGAAAAGAAAGAATAGAAGCATCGGATAATCCAAGTGTTGTCGCCCAATGTTTACCGTGGGAACAATTATTTATGTCACTTATAGTTGCTTTATTTGGTCCAGATGGTTGGTCAAAAAATGTTAGAGAAATGATACTAAATATGCAAGACTATATGATGAAAAAAGCAAAAGAAGTTGCTGGTGAAGGAGAAGATGCATCAGTTACTGGAGAAAATCATCCATGGTTACCTAAGCTTAATGCAGCTATAGATGTTATAGAATGGTTATTAGATTTAAATGCACAAGCTTTTATGATTTGTGCAACTCAAAGACCAGATAAGTATGAAGCCGATTCCGGAGCTGGGTCTGCTTCCGATTCTTCCAAGAATAAAGAGACTGGAGGACCATATGAACCTTTTCCAACATCATCAACTATTGGAAGACGAACAGGAACAGGTCTTGAATATACAGACGGACGTGGTACTGTTGATATTAAAAAAACTTCTGATACAGGAGATGGGTCTAAAGATGGTTCATTTTACTCTCCTACAGGGGGCCTAGGCCGCCAGATTGACATAACTGGTGAGAAGATCAATCCCGTTTCTCTCTTAATTGAGCAAAAAGATGAGGACGTGGCTAAATTTTTTGCACAATATATGGGTTTAACTCAAGAAGAAGCAAATGAAGCTGTAAGTAAGGCGAAAAAAGGAGAATGTGTAAAAGCTTTAGGCGCCGATGAGATACAAGAACTTAAAAATGCTCTAACTAATGTAGGACTAGAATACTAATGGCTAGATTCACTTTTCCATTTTTTGGTAAGAGTAAAACTTTAGAAGAAAAAGTTAATGATATTCTTACTAAACGAAATCGAAAGATTGAACAGTTAGCATATGCCCAAACTGCAGATGCAACTACAAAATCAAATAGTATATCAAATATTTTAAAAGCACTTAAATCTAAAGTCTTAAGTGTAATTGCAGGCGGTAATCGAGGTATATTTATTACTCCTGAATGGGACTTCAAAAAAGTACAACTTGCTTTTACTAATGAATCAATATTTAGACGATCAGTAGAAAAGTATGTAGAACAAATTAGAAAACATTCTTGGGAATTTATAGGCAATAACCCCACTACGGTAAAGTATATAAGAAAAAGATTTAATCAAATGGCTATCGTTACTAATAAACCGACCGCTGAACTTTTTGATGAAATTACTTTTAATATGGTATTATACTCTAATAGTATAATTACTAAACAGAGAAATAGAAAAGCTTCAGGAGGTAAAGAAAGAAAATCTTTTGATGGATTTACTAGAGTTCCTGTTGCGGGATATCAACCAGTTGATCCAAGTTCTGTTAAAGTAGATAGAGATAATTACGGAAATATAAGAAAGTGGAAACAAATTTCTGGACAAAATCCAAGCAAACCTAAAGATCCTGCTTTTACACAATTCCTAATTAATAAGCCTCCACCCGGTATAAAGGATCCAGAATGGAGTCCTTATAATGTTATTCATATTAAAGACAGAAGTGCCACTCCTTCGATGTTCTTTTTTTCAATGCCTATGTCAGTACCTGTTATTGCAGACATGGAAGCTCTTAGAGAATTAGAAGAATTATCTTTACTGGAATCAATTAAAGTTGCAATTCCTAAGTTACATGCTAAAGTAGGAAGTAAAGAGCAACCAGGTACACAAGAGCAGGTTGATGATTTAGCTTCAACTATTCAAAGTTTAACTGGTGATGGCGTATTAGTAACTTCAGAACGAGTATCAGTAGAAGATATAGCTAAAGCAACTAATGCTAATAATATATTAACTTCTTCTATAAATTATTTTAAAGCTAGAGTTTTAGCTGGTTTGGGAATGTCAGGAGTAGCTATGGGAGAAGGAGATTCAGCAAATCGTGCAACAGCTCAAGTAATTAGTTCTGAAATGCAGAGTACATCGGCAAAGTTTCAGCGTATTCTGAAAAATTCTATAGAATTTTTTATGATTACAGAATTATTATATGAATCAGGTTATACCGAATTTACTTTAAATGATGAGAATATGGTTTACTTGTCTATTCCTGAAGTTGATCTATCAGAGAAGATTAAAAGAGAAGCACATCAACTTAATCTTTATATTAATAATGCTTTGACTGAGGAAGAATTACGAAAAGAATTAGGTAGAGATATTATTCTTCAACTAGAAAGAGAAGCAATGTATCTTAATAGAGTACAGATTCCTTTAGCAGAAGCTAAAGCATCTGCACTATCAGAGGCAGGTGAGAATTTGTCTAGTAATGTTTCTAGACCAACTAATCAACAAGGAACTCAACTATCTAAACCTAGCGTAACTAGAGATTATTATACTGAATTATGGAATCAGGCCTTAGGGACGCAAACTGTTATAGAGCTCGAAGATCTACTTACCGGGTCTAAGTTGGACCCGTATGACATAACTACTATGAAAATTATGTTACGAAGGCACTCTAATGGAGGTAACTTTAAAGAAGTAATAGGAACTGTTTTCGATACATTAGAAGCACAAATTATAAAGGATGCTTAATGGAACACAACTATCTGGAGTTTAGATGTCCACAATGTGGTTCTTTATTATGTAAGTATGTTGATCAAGAAAAACCATATGCAGTTGAAATCAAATGTCAGAAAAGAGGTTGCTCTACAATTAATATTAGGGCAAACTGTGTTCCTACTAATTTATTAGAATTAAGGTGTCAGCACATTGATGAAAAGAAATCAGAAAAATGGGGATCAACAACTATGTGTAATAAACTATTATCTAAGATTGTTCCAGGAACAAATATAGAAATTAAGTGCCCTAGGTGTAAAAATATGACAAGAAGTTTAGAGCAATTTCCAGCCTTACTACCAGAGACTACAAATGAGTAAATTACTACATAATTTTGAAGATCAAAGCAAAAGTACTATTTCTGCAGATTTTGCTATAGAGCAAGATGGAAATAGATATATTCCAAAATCCTTGCTTGTTACGTTAGATGCTACCCATGCGGGATACAAAAATAAAAACTTTTTTTATTATGATCCCGATGCAATGCGTTATGCTGTATCTAGAGATGTGTGGACAACCCCGTATAGTAAACCCTTTTTAAAGAATCACGACTTAGACAGTGAACCCCTGGGGAGAGTTAAAGCAGCCAGATTTATTGATTCTACGGAAGGTGCTGGGTTTACACAATTAGATGTATTAGTTACAGATAGTGATGCTATTGAAAAAATTATTGATGGACGTTATTTAACTGTTTCTACTCATGGTGCTCCTTTAAGAGACGCTGCCAGTGATTTTAATTTTACTCAATGTTCTATATGTAATATTAATTTAAATGTAGAAGAATATTGTGGACATAGTAGAGGACGTATTTATGAAGATGATGAAGGTATTGAAAAACAATGTTATTGGAGAGTAGGTGCTTTGGATTATAAAGAAGTTTCTCTTGTGAATACCCCCGCAGATAATGATGGTACAACTGCAGCTCAGATTACTTCCATATCTATGGTTGATGGGGAAAGACCTGCGGATCCTTGTGTTGGAGATGAATGTAAAGTCCAAACAAGTTTAGTATTTGTGGACTCTGATGTTAGATATGCTGATGAATCTTTTTTACTTGCATGTGATTTACTAGCTGAATTACTAGTAGCAAATAGAGTATTATGGGAAAGTGTAAAATATGATAAGCAAGCTTATATTGATAAAAAAGGATTAGTATATGATGAAGATTTAGTTTTATCTAGATTAGAAGAGGATGAACTAAATAAAATAAAAGATGAAGATGAATGTGAGAAATTACTAAGTCTAACAGATATAGACTGGGATGAATTAGAGGCATTACTAGATGAAGAAATGGGTGATGCAAAATTATCTAGTTCACAAAGAAAGAAACTTAAGTCATCCACTTTTTGTGGACCTGGCCGTTCTTTTCCTGTCCCGGATTGTGCACATGTAACTGCGGCTAGGAGATTGATAGGACGCTATAAAGGCGATGGAAGTAAATCAGCTATACTTGCATGTGTTTCTAGAAAAGCAAATCAACTAGGTTGTAAATCTAGTAAAAAAGATGCTGAAAATGTACAAAATTTAAAAAATACGAAGCCGGATACTCCATTGGTAATTAAAGATGATTCAAAAATGGAAGATTCGTCAAATGATAAAGAAAAGAATTATTATGATGCCAGCTCAAAGCAGCATCAACATAATGAAAAAGCCGATGAGCAGATTCAAATAGATTTAATATTTGAATCCTTAACTGACATAACCTTACTTACAGGAAACAAAGCAATGAAACTAAATGATCTTACACTTGAAAAATTACAACAAAGTATTAACGGTGCTTCTGACAAAAAATTAGACCGTATCAAGTTGTTAATAGAAAATAACAGTAAAGTGTCCGACGATGTCAAGCAAGCTTTCCTACAAGCAATCGAAGCTGCAATACAAAGCGAGATTGCTAAAGAAGATGCTGCTGATGACACCGAAAGTACTAACAAGAATTCTCCCGCCGATCTTGTTGAAGCTTTAAAAGTTGAAGGAATGGGTGCTTATATAGCATCTCTTAAAGACGAATCTTTTAAAGATGGATACAAGCTTGGTTATGAAGAAGCTAGTGTTGCTATTTCTCTCGAGACCTCTTCCGAAGATGAAGCGGAAGAAAAAGATCTTGAAGTAGACAATTCTAAAGAAGATTCTAAAGAAGATTCTAAAGAAGAACCTACTCAAGAAGAGAACACTCCGGAGGGAGAACAAAACACACAAGACGCTGAAGCAGACAAGAAAGAGATAGAAAATTCAATTAAGAAAGTTCTTATTGATACTATCGTACACAGTGTGACTGCTTTACGTAAATCAGAAATTGATCTAGAAGATATTGAAACTTCCCAGAAAAGCTATAGAGCTACTTTGGAAGATAAAGATCTTGACGAACTAAGAGACCTCTATAAGGAATTGGAGAAAGATATGCTTACTGCATTCGTTAACGTTCCTACAGAATCCTTAGAAAAAGAGACACTTTCTGAAGACAAGCCGCAAGGCTTAGACAATGATGAAAAGCCTATGAGCGATACTAAAAAAATAATTTCATCTTATTTTAAATCTAAATAAATTAGGAGACCTATAAAATGGCTAAACTTAATTTTACTGCACAAACTGGAAGAACACGAGCACTAAAACGCTCTCCTTCCAAATATGCGTTGTCCGCAGGACGCCCAAATATCAGTCAATCTGATGGCATACGTCCAGCATTTCCACTACAGCCTTTTTCAGAACTAGCTGCAAAATTTCAGGATACAAATACCCAGGATTGGGTTGTTATTCCGAAAGGCCGCGCTGTTTCTGCGATTACCCCAAATGATGGAGCTCATTTCGCTACTGATGATGATTTCTATGGCGTTGGGAGAGGCGTATTAGCATTGATGGTTCCATCAAGCGGTGGATATGTCTGGGAAGCTGCTGTCGGTGGTTTTACACAAAGTGCTGATCACGCACCAATTGGTGTTGTAGAGCACGATGTATACCAAGATATTAGAGGCGACAACTTAAACTACGACATGCGTAATAAAAACTGGGGAGTTATGGCTCGTCAGTTGATTAAATTACCTGCCGTTGATCTTGATGAATGGGATACCCAGACATTAGGAGAATTTGTTGCTGCTGAATCACCCCTTCCCCCTGTAGCTGCTGAAACTGGAGCAGGGTATGTTGCATGTGAAAAGAAATATTCTTTCCTTTCATATAATGGTAGTTCCGAAGGACAAGCTGGAATGGCAATTTCCGCAGATTACTACGGAAATATGCAATCCATGAAAGCCGCGCAATTAGCGCAGGGCAATCAGAAAATTGGTTATCTGATGGGTATTGATTATCGATTCCCTAAAGATCTGTTGGATACAGTACAAAACCCTTATGAACCTGAAGGTGCATATAGGGTAGCCGGAACAGGAACAAAAGGCGTGCCACAATTCCTGTATGACTTTGCATATGAAGCACTAAGCGGTGCCTCTTATGACTTTGGCGCAAACGATCCTGCTACAAAAATAAAAGCACTCTGCGATGCAGGTGTTTTTGGCGAAGCATGGATCCAAATTAATGTAAGCTAACATAGATTATTCTATGACTTACATGACTAATAATGCAAGAACTCCTTTGAGAGAGTCTGCTTTAGAAGTGCTTTTAATTGGAGACTAAAAACAATGAAAGTAACCAAGCGAACATCAAAGCAGGCTCAAGCTCAGAAGTTGATTTATGACATCTTTACCAACAATGGTATGGTTGGTGTTGAGACGGAAGATAGAGACAATCTGCAATTGCATTTCGAATTTAAAGATGTTTTCAATATTGATAGACAGATGGAAGGTGAAGGAATAGGCGACTTTAAAGACGTCTTTTTTACCGAAGATCTCACTCGTTATATTGGAACAACTGTTACTCGTTTAGTGCAAGAAGCAATCGAACCAGAATTACTTGTCATTCCCAATTTGTTTAAACAAATTGCATATGAAGGACCAGGTCGTTCTGTCGAAATTGGCTCTGTTGGCGCGTTTCACGCTGCGGAAATTCCTGAAGGTCAGGAATATCCTGAAGCTGACTTTTCCTACGGGGAAGGTTATATCATGCAGCTGGGAATCAACAAACATGGCTTGAAACTTCGTGTTACTCAAGAAGTGCTCGATGACAACCTGTTTGACGTATTTGGCATGTGGCTAAATATGGCTGGTCGTGCGTTAGCGCGACACAAAGAAGAATACGGTATTGCCCTTATGAACGATATGGGTATTTCCGTATTTGATAACTCTGCTGCTGCAGCAACGGATAGCGAACTAGGATATACAAATGGCCGCGGTATTGACGGTGCATTTAATGGTTCTATGACCATTAATGACATTTTTGATATGTGGGTATATGGATATCTTCGTGGATTTAATTATGATACATTATTGATTAATCCTCTGGCATGGAAAATTTTTATGAATGATCCTAAAACCAGAGAAATATTATTCTCTAATGGCGTAATATCCTCAAATCGCACTCCTGCTGGAAGCGGAGCCTCTACTTTTGGCTCCAGCTTTGGACAACTAGGCTATCAACCAGATCCTACCGGTAATGATTATAACAATCTTACCGCGGCTCAAGTTGCTGGACCTAATCCATTTGTACAGACTCTTAACCCGTTAGGTGCATCCTTTAACATTGCACCTCGCTATTTACCTTCTCCTTTGAAGGTTATCGTTTCACCGCACGTTGGATATCGTGCAGCTACAGGGCCCGGCGCAGCCGCGGTTAAAGTAGCTGATGTCATTATGGCCGATTCCCAAAATTGTGGTTTATTGATGACTAAAGAAGGCGTATCTATCGATGAATGGAGAGATCCAGAACGCGATATCCGCGCAATGAAGATTAAAGAGCGTTGGGGAATGGCTCTGTTATCACAAGGTAAAGGTGTTGCCGTTGCTAGAGATATGGTTATCACAGATAACTATGTCTTTGACAATGCAAATCAAGTAACGCTTGCTGGTACGACCCCCTCTGGTCCGACAGTAACCTAAGTTTGATTTAGGTAATATCATGTATTAGGAGGGGCTTTGCCCCTCCTAATTCTTAACAATATCAATCTATATAATTATAGGAGAAACGAATATGAGTGAGCAAAGCAATAAAAAAACTGAGAAATTGAGCAATAAAAAATACGTTAGACTTGCCGCTGCTGTTGGCATGTGGCGAGAAGAAAAAACTGATTTTATTATAACTGCCCTTAATAATAATAAAGGCTATTGTAAAACATCAGATATTCCAGCAGAAGCATATTCTGCTGTTAATAATGCTGTTGAAAAAGGAGTATTAGAGTTTGTAAATAAACCTAGTGCTGCTATAGATAAGGTGTCTGCACGAACAGCTCCTGTAACAAATTCTAAGGGTTCTTTTGACTATACAGAAAATCCTGATCCAAAAAAAGCAATGAAATCGCCGTCATTTACTGGTAGAACTTTGGCATATAAATCTGATGATCCTGTAGAAAAACAGGCTTTTAAACTATTGGCAGATACACCTAATAACGCAATTAGATCTTTTACTGAACTTTTTTCTACTCTCGCAGATAAAGACGATCGAATTAAGCTTATTAAAGCTATTAATAAAATTGAAATGGGTGGACATAATCCTGCAATGGCGCCTAGAAGTGCTGTAATGGAATATATTTCTGATATTATGTTAGACCTTGGTCTTAGGGCAGGTTTAAGCTCTGTTAACATGGAAGAGGAGCCTTTAGTAAAGGACGTTAAACCTGTTCGATTTACGGTGTAATGCCTAAGCTACGTCCTACTGGAAGGGCTACTAAGCGAAAAGTCAAACGATACGAAAAAGAGTCTTCTAAAAAGAAGACTAAACAAGATACTAAGGAAACAGACTAATGGCTTTTAATGCAACAGGAGCTTTTTACTACGATGATAGCAATGTACAGCAAGCTTTAACTAGTGGATCTGAAGTTCCAAATGAAGCTGATATTTATTTGCAGTTTAATGCAGATATTTCTAGTAGCTCCGTTCTTTCCTATACAATTTCCTTATTCAGAACATTACCCGACGGAGGTAATGAAACTCCAGTTGATATATCAAGTTTAACTGTAGTTAATGACGATTCAGGAGATCCTACCTTAATTCATGTCCAACCTGCTACAGATTTAATCTCTGCAGCTTATTATACTTTATATCTACCAAAAGGAAGATACGGAGTAACTTCTACAGAAGGAGAAACATTACAACATAGTTTCTCCCTTTCTTTTCTAGCAGAAACATTGCCGGCCGGAACTGGTCCTGAAATTCCAGTAGATACAACTACACTTCCAGCAATCCCTGATAGTTTCTATTTAATATCTAGTATGCCTATGGATTCATCCATAATGCAATATGGAACTGGCAGTGTCATAGCTAAATTTAATGGTAGAATTCCAGAAGATGAGGCTGATCCAACTAATACTGAAACAAATGTTGTTTCTTCAGTAGAAGTAAGACATCCATTAGGATTAGCTTTAAATGTAAATTCTATTTGGGCTAATAACTTTTCTTCAGACGCTATTGGGTCTGAACTATTTTTAACATCTAAGATAGACGAATCTACTATTGATGAAACTAAACTTATGGTCCTGGGCGAGGATACAATTACTATTGACGGAATTGCTTGTATTAGTAAAACTGCTGACAGTGAGGGTAATATTGCATTAGACTTTGATGTTAATAAAATATTTGAAGTTAGTTTTACGACTCCTTCTAATGATGACATAGAACCACTTAGCTTTATGGGGCTATTATTTCCATTTTTTACTTCCATTGATGAAACTAAACTTGAGATTGGTCCATTTGTACAACAGTATGATGACTTTACTTTAGCCCTTCTTATTTATAGACATAGTATTACCGCTGAACAATTATGGAAAGGTACATTAGATTATAGTAGTTTACCTACCCGTATTCCCGAATACGTACAAGCACGAACAAAACGAGATATATTAAATACATATTTAACTGATCCTGCCGGTGCTTCTAGTTCTTTTACTATCGGTGACTTTAAAATGTCTGGAAGAGAATTATCTAGATATTTACAAGATAGTATAAAAGCTATCGATTTGAAAATTATTGCTCTAGAAAATGCACTCAAAAGAGGAGATATTTCTCTTGATCCATATACTGATCATACTCATCAAAGCTTACCAGTGAAGACTTCTAGTGCAATACCTGGCGAATCTGACTACCACAGCTCATTATATAGCTCCAGATCTTTATCTAACGAAGGAGACTAGTTATGAGCTTTAAACTTTGGTCCTACCTGGATAAAAGTTCTCCCTTAAAGAAAACAGTTGACCAAGCTTTTAAGACTTGGGGACATTATTCATTATATAGAAGATATGATGTAGGCAACCAAAGTACTTTTTACAGTGATGCTACTGGTTCTAGTTCTGGTGGTCCTAAATGGGCTTATTCGGATGAGGTAGTAAAAAATAGACATGCACCTATGTCAGTTAGAGGAAGCGTTGGCATGACTATTAATGCTTCTAAGATTTATTTACAAAGCGATGTTAATCCTAAAAGAGGAGATGTCATTATTGAACTCGACTATAATGATCATGGCGGTCCTATTGATTTAAATGCTTTATATGCTGCAGACCATAGAGAAGCATTTGAAATACAAGAGATAGATACAAAGAGAGGATACAAAGGTAATATAATTTTTTATTTAGTGCAGGTTGTGCCCCATATGGGAGACTACTAATGGCTGACGATATTGTAAAAATAACATTATATAATGACGGTGTCGACGGCGTAGACATGCCTTTAACTATAAATAAAGAAGATGTGACTGGTAATGCTAGTCCTCTTGTTTACATAGAACGATTAGAACAAGTTCTACATATATTAAAACCAGATATTAGATTCGATGCTGCATATCCTGCTTGGGTTATTAGTAAAGATCCTGATTTTAAAGTAGAAAATGGTATAGTTTGGAGTATTGATAGAATGCTTCCGGTAAATTTGGGAGGAAAGCCTAGAGCGAATCCTGAATCAGGTACTAGAGAAGTAAAACCAAGACTTAGAACAGATATATTTTTAGAAAGTGGAAAAGCTCTGCGTGTATATGGACAACGTTTTACTGTCTTCTATAGATTTGATATATTTGCAAAGAATCCTCAAGAAGCTGAAGAGTTAACTGATTGGTTTCAGTTTGCATTTATGGATCATTTTGGTGGATTATTTGGATCACACTATACAGTTTTTAGACAAAGATTAAAAGATAAAGAAGTAGATGAGTTAAATCAAACTTTTAATGTACGAAGTTTAGAATATACAGTAGACTTAGAAAGACATACTGCAATTCCTGCTGACTTAATCGACGTAATTCGAGTGAAAGTCTCAGAGTCAATAGAAGACTCTGAATAGTATCATAAAAGATTTACTAGAATGACATAACTTAGATACGAAAGGCCATAGAGTCTATGCAAATAAAAATACAAAAATTTTGGAGAACAAATTATGGCAACCCCAAAAGTATCTAGACAATTATTTGATAATAATTTAACACGAGCAGCTGCTGGTGGCTCCGGGCCTAGAAATAGACGTGTAGTCATCCTAGGTAATGCTACGGATGGTCCGCTAAATGCTCCAGTAAAAGTTTCTTCTCCCTCAGACGCGGCCGAACTATTCGGACCATTTGGATCTGGAGCATATAATTTAACCAGAGGTCTCAAAGAATGTTTTGATGGCCAATCTGCTGGTACAGCTGCCCCTGATGTTTATGGCCTACGCGTTGTTGGATATACTGATGCGACAACTCCCCAGAGCCTTGCTGCACATAGAACATGGGCCTCGGACTCTACTGGCTCGGATGTTTTTAAGCTAGAAGCAGTCCATCCTGGAACACTATACAATGATATTTCGATATGGGCCAATGCAACTGAGCTTTATATCTATAACCCTAAAACAAAATTAAATACAAAGATTACATGGACTGGTTTAGATATATCAGATCTTGCATCCTTAATTAATGCAGATATATCTTTAAATGAAATTATGTTTGCTTCTTCTATTGTAGGTGATCAATTAATTAATCAAGACATATTTACTGGCAATGGAGAGACTAAAGAATCTTTAGCTAATGGAACCGATTGGGACCCGTCTACAGATGTTGACGCTGACAATCATCTTTATGCTGGTTTAGCAAAAGCTTATGATAGCTTTATAGTAGACTTTTTTGATATTATGGCTATTGTAGATGTCACTCTTGATGCAGTGCCCAATGATGAACCTGACGGTTCAGGCGATGTAGCAAGTTTTGCACAACAAATGTCCACTTTTCTTGACGACTTTAATGGAGAAATGATAGGAGTTACTAGTTTTGAACCAATTGTTGGTTCAGGAGTAGGAGGTCGCGTCCTTAGAGACGATGTTGTTTCTCGTTTAAACTCGTTAGTAACAAATACAGTTCTTGCAGGTTTTGACCAACCGTTTATGTTTTGCGTAGATGGTGAAGGTATATTTAATGGACAATCAAGTAAATATGCCGGTAATCTAAATTGCGCTGTAGCTGGACTTATTGCCGCTATGCCGACAGAAGAAGCTATATATAGACACATACTCCCAGGAGTAACTGGTTTAGTATGGGCTTATGCTGGAAAAGACGCATCAAGCGGATCATTACAAGTTGATTTACTATCAGATGTAAGGGTATCTGTGCCCTCAATAAAGAATGGAGAAATTAAATTATCTGAATCTCGATCGTTAGCAAAAGCTGGATCTGATTATGAGAACTTAATGACTGTTCTTATTCTTCAGGAAGCTTTAGAAATTTGTAGAAATGTCGCTAAAGACTTTCTCGGTAAAGTTTCAAGTGCTGAATTATTACAAGCTTTTCAAACTTCGTTAGATTCACAATTAGGTACTTCTTTAGTTCCTAGAGTTTTGAGAGGATTTTTAGCTCCTGTCGTTATGACTCCAGGTGAACGCGTTGTTGGAAGAGTTACAATTCCTCTAACGTTACAGCCTCAGTTTGAGTTACGTGATGTTCATTATAATGTTGAACTCTCTGCGGAGGATTTAGCATAGTGTGACATATCTAAAATGTAACGATGAGGCATAACTATCTAAGAGTAGTACCCGCAATTAGCCCTATTGTTTACAATGGGGCTTTTTAGTTATAGGAGAAATTAAACATGGCTTTTCAATCTAATTTAGATCAAGGCGGAAATATGGTCACAACCTTTTCCGGCTCTGATATTAAAATGATTTTTGGTAACGTTGAGATAGGAAACATTCAAGGTGTTTCTTGGTCAATTAATAGGGAAGTTCGCCCTGTATTTGTAATGGGGGATCCAAATGCGCTAGCATACTCTAAAAATAAGAGAGGTGTTGCTGGTTCAATTGTGATGACCTGTTTCGATCGAAGCGCTTTATTTGATATTCAACAAATGTCAGAAGTGTATCGCAGAGATATGAACTACGTCCCTGGATCAGATCATTCGGCTGGATCTAATACTAATCCTTATAATAGAGAGAATACTCGAAGCGCTGTTTATACTGATGAAATTCCTCCATTTACAGCAACCCTGTATGGAATGAATGAATTTGGTAAACAGATGGTTATGAGCATTCACGATATTACTATTATTAGTGAAGGCGCAGGCGTTTCTATCGATGACGGAATTCAAGAAGCACAGTTTACTTATGTTGCTAAAAACATCATAAGTTGGCAATCAGTTGAAGATGCTGGTGCTGGCGGAAGTTCCGACACAGTATTAGGAGCCGCTCAATCTAATCTTGGCGTCTAATTAACAACATTACTATGTTGTAATTTACAATAGAGTGGGTTATGTTATTATACCATGGCCCGCTCTATATATATATTTAAATGAAAGAACTTACTGCAACATATAATAAAGATGTAGTTTTCTCAGGCTCTGATGTAGCTGCATTCATTCTAGCTAAGTCTATAAACTTAGTAGATCCAAAAAATTCATTAAATAGTACTTACGGTTCGACTTTTATTCCTTTTAAAAATCTTGGCGCACTAAGTTACTCAATACACAGAGATAAAATGCCGGTTCGTAAATTAGGATCGGCTATAGCTCATTCATATACTTCAGGCACAAGAACTATAGCTGGAAGTATTATAGTTATAAACTTCGATAGAGCTGCATTTTTTTCATTACTTAGTGAAGAAGCAGTAGAAGATGTTGATAGTCTTTATGGATTTTCTCTCGGTTCTGAGAGCTATTCTAGTAAAGAAAATAAAACTACTGATCAAATCCCACCATTCGATATTTTATTATTATTTTCAGAAGAAGTAAAGGGCGCAAAGTTTCCTAATAGAGGAACATCTACTGAAGCTTGGGCTGATGCCCCTGGATCTCGTCTTCTATTAAAAAATATTAGACTTGTAGATGAGGGCATGGTAACGGGCACAGATGAAGCTTATTTGGAAACTACCTTTCAATATGTTGCTGAAGATATTGAATATTTAAAACCAATAAAAGTTCCACAACCAGCACTTCCCCCGCCTGAAATAACAGATATACCTAATTCACAAGCAGTTCCATTTTTACCTCCTTCCCAAGCACAACAGCTAGGAGAGAGTGAAGATTATTATAAGGCATTCTATTTAGAAAATGAAACTGGAATGGATATATACAAATCAACGGAGCTAGCAAGCATTAATAAACCTATAACTCTTAGAGATAGTTTTAAGAACTTTATTACTTTATCTGTAGGAGATGTTGGACCAAGTGTTATACTATTCGATGCTCCTCAATCTGCCTATTTACTTCATGATGGAACTGCTGAGACTATATCATTAAATGTTGCTTCATTATTTCCCTTTGACTATGTTAAAGATGTAGTGATTTCTAGAGCAGTTCCTCCTAACGGAACTACTTTTGTTCAGCCCTCAGTAGACAAATTACAAATTATAGGCTCTGGATGTAATCAAAATATAGCAGGTCACACTTCTTTATTGTATTGTGATGGTGGTGCAGAAGATCATAGCGATTACAGTGGTCCTGGAACAGGGCTTGGTCACTGGGTAGAAGTAGAACAAGATACTATAAATCTAACAGATACACTATATACTGACGATGTCACCAAAATTTTAGATATTAGAAATACGTATCGTTCTATAGGTCAACAGATTTCAGATTTATCAACTCCTTTAAAAGGATGGTCGGCGTCTTTGGCAACATCCACGGTTAATACCTTTGCTCCAAAAACACTTCCACTTGATATACTCGTTGAACCATACGAAATAGAATTTTACTATTATACAGATGTAGACAATAGTTCCCCTGTAGACCTTGGATTAAAATTATCTAATTTAGATACTTCAGCAAAAAGAATACAAGGAGTTATACAATATAATCCCTATTCAGAATCGCAGCATGAATTAATGCTTAGAAATGCAGTTTATTCTGCTGTAGGAGACCCTGCCTCTACTGATGTAACTTTATCTCACGCACAAAGATATTTTCCATTTTGGAATGGAGTAGGAGAACGTCCGCTGGGTTTTGCATATATTGCTCCAAGCGATAAATATACTCTTAGTCAAGATGGGGGCAATTTATGGAACACTATTGTTTTTGATACAGAGTATGTTCCATGGAGGAAAGTTACAGATACTACAACAATACCAGTCACTGTTCCTGCCAAAGTAAAAGAAACAACTGCTCCTATTGTAAAAGCTTATCATACAGATACTACTAAATTTACAACATTTGCAGCTTTACATGATAATTGGGATAATACTGATGCTGAAAGTAATCTCTGGATTAATATGAATACTATGGTTGCTCTAAA